GCTGGCTGGCTGGCTGGCTGGCTGGCTGGCTGGCTGGCTGGCTGGCTGGGCGCGGCCGGAACCTCCGCGATGAGGTAGGTCATCTCTCCGACCGTGCCATCGGCCTTTCTGGCTTGCTGGCGGGTGCAATATCCGGCGTCGATCAGCTCGCGCAGCAGGCCCCAGACGCCATCGCGGCCGAGCGGACGGGCGCTCTCGGCCGTCTCGTTGATCAGGTTGGCCGTGCTGACCTGCCAGTGGTCCGGCTTGCCCAGCAGGAACACCAGCAGCCCGCGGGCCGCCCATGACAGCCGGCGATCCCCGCTAATCGCTTTGTCCAGCACGTAGAAGTTCGATTGCGGGCGGGGGGATCGAACGATCATGGTTGCGCCTGCCGACTGGTGAGGCCCTGCATCGCCTTGACGAAGCCGGGCGACGGCGGGGACGGGACCAGCACGCCGCCCGTGCCCGCTTTCGGCACACCACGGATCAGCAGTTCCAGGTCGGGCACGCAGGCTGGCGTGATCTCGCGGGCCGCCTCGATGATCGCCAGCGCCATGTCGGCACCCGGCTTCTTCATGCCGTACTTGAACGCCTTGAAGTACCCGCGGGTAGTCACACGGTCTGCAACCTTCATGGCGTTCTCCGTGCCGACTTCATCCCACCATTGCCGGAAATTCACTCGTTTGTTCATTGCGCACTCAAAAGTATTAAAGCGTCCTTCAGGATAGCCGATAACGTCGTGATTTTCAAATCAGCAACACATTGACCGGCCTTTTCACTCGCTTGGTACTGTTTTGTTTTTCCAATTGATTCGGAACATTCAATTGGGGCTTGATGCCTCTGCTGTTTTGTGTTGCGTTCTCTGCGGTTGCGCTGATACCCTATAGGCAACTGTTCTGATTATTTGAAGAGGGGTTCTCATGGACGTAAACGAAATCAGAAAAGCCAACTACGACGCTCTTTACCGGACCTTCCTTGAGAAGGAGGCGGGCGAGGGGTTGCCGCCGCGTGGCTCTCTGAATCGGTTCGGCGAGTACACCGGCCTGAACCCTCGGTACCTGTCGCACATCAAGGGCGGGCGCAAGCAGATCGGCGCGGAGATTGCGCGCCAGCTTGAACAGGCGTTTGGCAAGCCTCACGGCTGGCTGGACCGGGATCACGTCGGCGGGGTGGACTCGAACACCCGAGCCGAGCGCGAGTTCCTGGCACTGGCGCTGCGGCTGTTCCGCGTGTCGCCGCTCGAAGCACAGTCGGTGCTGGTCAACTTCGCCGCCGAGCGCCTGGGCGGTGCGGCGCAGGCTGGCGGCGCTGGGCGTGACGCTGCGTGACAGGCTCAGTGCGTGGCGGTGCAGTCGCGGCACAGTTCCAGGCCCTCATCGGTCGGGTTGACGCGCTGGCCGATCACGCCGCAGTGGTCGCACTGCTCGGTGGGCGTGGCGTCGTGCTGAGGTCCGGCCAGCGCCAGCACCACGGCCGCGTCGTGCAGCGCGTCATGGGCGGCCTGCGTGCCCACATTGCGCAGGACTTCGACGGCGGCTTCCAGCGTGGCGCGCATCCGGGGCGCCACGGCGGCCAGCCGCGCCCAGTAGATCGCCTCTGGGTCGCAGGATGGGCCAGTCAGGGCCAGCACGTCACCGGTGTTGGCGCACAGCACGGCGGCATGGCTGGCGCCGCTGGGAACGGCAATGCTTCCGTGGTCGAAGCGCTTGGCGGTCTCGCCCTTGCTTTCGATGACCAGATGGTAGGTGCCTGCGGAAACGGTGGCGGTGCCAATGTGGGGCTTGCGGGTCATGGTGTTCTTTCGGGTTGCTGGGTTATCTGAAAGGAAGCAATTTAGGGCGCACGAAGTCCCTTTTTGCTGGGGTGGTGGCTGACCCACCCCTGAAAGCCTGCTGCAGACGCTCAGGGGTGGCCCCGCGGGGCCACTGTTGCCTGTCAGGCGCTGAACTGTGCGATCTTCTTGTTCACCCACTGCGTGGGGCGCTTGATCATCATTTCGATTTCTTGGTCAACCACGCACATCGGTGGCAGATAGAGCGTTTCGCCATCGAGCGAGAAGATTTCGGCGGAGCGTTCGATGTACTTCTTGCTCTGCACTTCACCGTATGGGACACCTCGAAAGCTGGGCCATGCGCCATCGAAGCCGATGGTGTCGCCCACCCCGTAGAACAGCCGGCGTGCGCAGCCGGCGTCTGTCAGTGCCCATGCAGCCCGTGCCAGGTCGAGTGGCTGCGTGTCGATCACGGCGGACACTGCGCACCATTCATCCCCTGCTTTTTGTCCGCTGGCCTCTGTGTTGCTGCCCATGAGGCAGCCGACGCGCAGGCTCACGGGGCGGATTGCGGTCAGCGCCATCACCAGCGCCAGCACGGCACAGCCACGGCGCATGATCTGGTCCGGCGTGAGGCCGGCCGATGTCGCCAGATCCACGAAGATGTTCAGCGGCGTGGTGTTGCTCTGCTGGTCTTCGGTCTGGCGCATGCACTCGGGATCGCCACTCAGGGCTTCGGGCACGCAGGGGAAGAATCCGGCCACGTCATCCACCCATGTCGAGGCAGGGATGTTGATCTCGGTTTGGATCTTGCTCAGGATGCGCTGAGCCGATTCGACAATCGACAGGTCGCCGAACGCGCTGCACGCGAGCTGCTGTTGCATCGTCTTCGGGCCATAGAATTTCGGGCTGCTGTCTGAACGCTCTGTCCTTATGCGGTAGGTGCTGTTCAGGTGCCGAACGCAGCGGCCCAGCTCGCCCAGTCCGTCGAACTCGATGGTGTTCAGTTCCTTGATGTGGCGCATGTCGTTCTCCCGCTCAGGCCAGTGCAGCCCACTGGTCGTCATTCATGCCCTTGCGCAGCACGGCGGACTTCACTTCGTCGATGCTCATGCCAGCGGCCAGCAGTGACGCGCCGTAGAGGGTCGCCCGCGGCGTGACCATCACGCCACGCACACCAGCGCGGGCCACCTTGCGGCGGAAGCCCTGCACGATGTCCACCCATGAGCAAAAGTGCGCAGGCACCAGCGCCCGCTCAAGCGCCTCGTCGATGGGCCATTCCAGGAACATGAACCGGTCGAGCGTCGCGGCGTCGAGCTTCAGGCGGCCATTGAACTCGGCGGTGGCGCCCAGCCCGGTCGTGTTCGCTGCGGCGATCACCACGCAGTCGGCGTGCCGCTCCACCATGCCGTCCGGGAAGGCCATGATCCCGTTCGCCAGCGCGGCATTGAACGCCACGACGGCCTTGGGGTCGCTGCCGTCGATCTCGTCGAACAGGTAAACCCCGCCGTGCTCCCATGCCTTGCGGAACTCGGGGTTGTGGCACACGCCGTGCGCGTCGATGAAGCCGATCAGCTCGTACTTGCTGGCGAGCGAGCCGTTGCAGTGGAACGGCAGGCCGACGGCCTTGGCGACGTTGCGCGCCGCCGTGGTCTTGCCCGTGCCCGGAGGGCCGAACATCCACACGTTCAGGCGGTGGCCGTCGTAGCCGCGGGCTGCGCACATCTTCAGCAGCCGCTCGAAGTGCTTGTGCTGCACGCCGCTGACGTTGTGCGTCATGTCGCCGATGGTGATCTTGATCTCTTTCGGCGGGATGCCCTTGACAGCTTCGGCGATCACCTCGCGGCACACATCGCCCAGCCGGCCCGCCTGCTCGTCCAGCATCGGCCCCACGATCTCGCGCACATCGTCAGGATTGAGCGACCGCGAGCCAGTCGCCAGCAGTTGCGCCAGCAGCGCGGCCACGGTGCCCACGTCGGGGGCCGCAGGTGCTGGCGCTGGCGCTGCAGCAGCGAGCACAGAGCCTGCAGGGGCAACACCTGCGGCACGTGCGGCGGGCGTTGCGGCGATCAGCGCGGCCAGCGAGTTCTTGGCAGGCGCTTCAGGAGCGGGGGCTGGTGCTGGCGTCTCCTCTTCGGCCGCCATCTCCTTCAGCTCATCCTCGGGGACGTCGGCGGTCAGGTTGTCGATGTCCTCTTCGTCGAAGAAGTCGGGCATCTCGCGGCACGCGGCCAGCAGGCGCTCCACGGGGAACGACGACAGCATGCTGATGATCTCGCTCTTCTTGACGCGCATCCAGTCGCGGCGCAGGCCCACATGCTTCGCCAGCTCGGCAGCAGCTTCCTTGTTCAGGAGCGTGAAATTGAATCGGGTGATGGTGGCTTCCATGATCTTCCTGGCTGGTCGGGAGGGGTGTTTTCAAATCAGGACTGAATGATACCTCATGGGATGCAAAGATACCAAGCAGGTATCACATTATTGCCACACTGTAGGAATGGTCTTTTGTGGGGCGTGCGTGACCTTGTTGTGAGCTGGGCGACTGTTCGGGTAACTGTTGGCGCGACTGTTCGGGCAGAATTCAAAGGCAGCGGCGCGCCTGGGTGCCTCTGCTGTGACCCTGTGGGGCGCACTTGTCCAGGCTGACGAAAGGAGCACGACATGGCGAAGGCCACCACTACCCCCAAGAGCCGCATGAATATGGGTTCCCTGAAGAGCACCATCCGGTCGGCGGTCAAGAACGGCGGCAATGCTGCCAAGGGCAAGACCAAGGGCAAGAAGTCGGCGGGTCGCTCTGGCGGCTGATCGGCGGGTGCTGGCGCTGCTGCTGCGTGGTGGCGCCCACCCTGACCACTGGAGCGCGCCTTGAGCAATCGCATCATCAAGACCCGCCAGGATCTCGCCGAACTGGCGAAGACCCACGACGGGATCATCGTTTCGTACTCGACCGGCAAGGACAGTCAGATCCTGGTGGACCTGTGCGCGAAGACCTTCCGGCGCGTGGTCGCGCTGCACCTCTACTTCGTGCCGGGCCTCGACTACATCGAACGCGGCTTGGAGATGGCCCGGCACCGCTGGGGGGTCGAGGTCGTGCAGCTCCCGCACTGGAACTACATCGAGGCCATCAAGACGAACCAGTATTGCAACTACCGGGCCGCCGACAAGGACGGCCTGACCGATGTCCGGCTGCTCGACCTCTACAAGCTGGCGATGCAGCGCACCGGACTGCGGCTGGTCGCCACGGGGGCGCGGAAGTCGGACGGCCTGTGGCGCCGCCGCTGGATGGCGAACATCCGCAAGACCGGCGCCTACGATGGCGTGCTGTTCCCGCTGCAGGACTGGCTGAAGATCGACATCACCACCTACATGAAGACCCACCACATCGAGATGCCGCCGCTGTCGAAGATCGGCGCGCAGGACGCCACCGGCATCGGCCTGAACAACGAGGTGCTGCTGTGGCTGCACGACACCCAGCCCGAGGACTTCGCCCGGATGCGCAGGGTGTTCCCGCTGATCGACGCGGTGATTGCACGGAGGGCGCTTCATGGCATCGGCGGCCGGTACTGAAGGCAAGGGGCGCGGCCGGCGTGCGCCGCTGGCGGATGGTTCGCTGGAACGCTTCGAGGTCGAGCGCGTCCACCGATCGGTGATCCAGGGCGCGCCCTACAACCCGCGCACCATCAACGACGTGGCCCGGCGCAAGCTCCGCAAGAACTTGGAGCGCGTCGGGCTGCTGCAGCCGCTGGTGTGGAACCGGCGCACCGGCAACATGGTGTCCGGCCACCAGCGCCTCGCCCAGATGGACGACCTCATGGGCACGTCCGACTATCACCTGCGCGTCGCCGTGGTCGAGCTGGACGAGCAGACCGAGAAGGAACAGAACGTCTTCTTCAACAACCATCAGGCAATGGGGGATTGGGACTTCGAGAAACTGGGCGACCTGTTCAAGGCCGGCTTGGAAGTCGTCAACACCGGCTTCGACGTGGGGGACGTGAAGGATCTGTTCGGCGGTGACGTGCTGGATGCGGCCGACTTGGCGGACCTGTCGAACGCTGTGGACAAGGCCAACGAGGTGGCCGCCACGTCGAAGGCGTCGGAAGACACCGGGCAGGACATCGACTTCTACACCGTGCTGGTGTTCCGCGACAACGCCGCGGCGTCACGCATGAACCAGTGGCTCGGGCTGGGTGATGAACGCTACATCGACGCTCGGCAGTTCGTGAGCGTCCTGGTGGAGCGGTTCCAGGCCGGCGAAGAGGTGCCGGCCTGGGTGCTGGGGTGAGGCGGTCTACGCCTGCTGGCGCTGTTCGACGGCCTTGAACTTCATGCGCCACCACTTCCCGTTCGGGCCGTGCTCCAGGCCGCACGGCTCCACCTTGCGTTCGGCCTGCAGTTGGGCCACGAACTGCGTGGCGCTGTCGTAGCTGCAGCCCATGATGTCGGCGATCTGGTGCCGCGTCATCGGGATCGCCAGCAGCGCCAGCACGCGCAGGCGCTCCACGGGGGTGCGGGGCTTTCTGTCGCGCTGGTGGATCATGCGAAACCTCCCAGCGCTTCGCGCACTGCTTCGACGGACAGGCACAGCTCGGTGGCCGTGTCGGCGATGGCCTGGGCGATGTTGCGGCCGTTGCGGCTGTAGTGGCGCAGCACGGTTTCCCGCACCGTCAGGCGGCTGACGATCACCATGCTTCGCTCCCGTCGTCCGTCTTGATCAGACCCTTGGCGCGGGCGGTGATGTCCGCCTCGCACCAGCCGATGGATTCCAGCCACGTCGAGATCACCGGGTAATCGACATGGTGGCCTGCGTCCATGCACAGGCGCTGCAGGCTGGCCGCGCCCTGGTGGCGCAGCGTCCGGGTGAGCCAGTCAGGCAGCGCGGGCGCATAAGGCTGGCTGTCGCCCTCACGCTCGATCCGCGCCAGCTTGTTGCTCATCTCCAGCACGGCGCAGGTCAGCGACATCGGCGACCGCTCATCGGCCGGGATGCGCAGCGCCAGGCCGATGCTGTGCAGCCCGTTCAGCAGCTCGTCATGGTCGGTCAGCAGCGTGCCCACCGTCACCGGATCGCACGCCGAGATGAACTCGCGGTCTGTCGGGGCGATGCTGGCGCTGTCGGCCGGGGTGTACCAGCCGTCAGCGGCAAGGACACGGCTGTGCCGCAGTGCGTGGCGGATGGCGTGGAAACGGTCGGCGCTCATGCTGCTTCCTTCTTGTTGATCAGGAAGTCGTCCTGCGACTGGCCGGCTTCGATCGCTTGCACCAGCCAGCGCGGTTTCAGGCCACGGCCAGTCCATGTCGATCCGTCCGCGTTGCGGTACTTGGCGACGATCTTTCCGCCGCTCGCTCGGCGTTCTGCGGCCGCTTCGGCCTGTCGCTTCAGTTCGCTGTTTTCGCTGGTTCTCTTGGCGCCGAAGGTTTCCTGTGCCGCTCTTGTGCCGCGGATCATCGCGTCGTGCGATTCCGTCGAGTCGCTGTCGCTCATGCCGTCCCGCTCCGCGGTGTTCGCATCCAGCCACGGCGCTGACCATCGGTCGTGTCCTGCCGCACCCAGACGGTAGCCGACCGCATAGGCGTGGCCCACGCGCTCGGCCGGCAGCATCGAGGCCGGCGCCGTGTTCGCCATCGCCGCAGACAGCCCGGTGCTGTCAGGGTGCGCCGTGGCGGCGGTCGGGTAGTAGTGCTGCCAGAAGTACCGGCACAGGTCGTGCCCGCGGCCGTTGAATTCGTTCAGCTCGCTCTGCTGCAGCAGCTCGATCAGCTCTTGCGGCGTTTCGACTGGCATGGCCGGCCGCTCGCAGCCGAGGAGCATCGCCAGTTCGCGCACCTGGTGCTTCAGGTCATCAGGCTGCACGGGCACATCGGCCGCGGCGCTCGCCGAAGAGTCCGGCTCGACACCAGCCGGGGCGCACGCATCCGGTGCCGCCGGCTCGACATGCCCCCCCGACGCGAGATCATCCCGCACGGCGGCAATCGGCGCGTTCTGAGGCGGCACGTCCCTGGTGATCGTGGCGACCACATCAGCCAGCACAGGCAGCGCCTGCACGATCGCCTGTACGGCAGTCGATGGCTCTGGGGTGGCGGTCGCGAACAGGCTGCCGGACTCGAAATCAGGTTCGGGCACCGGATCCTCGGACGCCAGCACGGGCAGCGTGCGCAGGGCCAGAACGTCGCTGGCGCTGGCGACGCGGGCGCTGATCTCCAGGCTCTTGGCGTACAGCGCGGCGGCTGCTGCGCGGCTGATCGTGTCGGCAATGGCTACGGGCTTGCCGGCCAGCTCGATGATGTAGGGACGGGTGTTCTGCATGGCCTGCCCCTCAGTGCTGCGCAGGCACGATGCCCAGCACGCGGCGGATCTCGCTCACGGGCCACTGCAGCGCCAGCACGCCAGGGATACGCACCGGGCGAATCGGGCCGTTCTCGAAACAGGACCAGCCGCGCAGGGTCTGCGGCGACAGGTTCATGTGGTGCGCGGCTTCCTCGGTCGTGATGTGCGTCCGGGTTTCCTGCGCCAGCGGGGTGAAGGTGCGCGGCGTGGTGCGGGGGCGACGGCCCATGGTCTTCTTCGGGGGTTTTGCGTCGGTGTTCACAGAAATGATCCTTGGTCGGTAGTGGATTGGTCGGTTTGGGTTTCCGGTAGAAGCTGGCCGGTGCGCTTCAGGAACCAGTTTCTGAACAGGGTTCGGTGGCAGAACTGCGCCTCTTCCAGGTCGCAGTAGCACAGCAGCACCACGCGGCGGCCCTGCGCCTGCTGCGTGAGCTGATCCATGCGCTTGGTGATCGCCTCCACGCCCACGCGGTCAAGGTGCGCCTCATAGGCGGGCCTGAACTGGTGCAGTTCGGCGGCGAAGATCTCGCTGGGTGGCTGCATCTCGTGGAAGGTGGCTTCCAGCGTGTAGGGCAAGGGAAAGCGCGGCGCACCCCTGGTGGTGCGGACGGCGAAACACTCGCTGTCGTTGATGCGCTTGTCCTGGTACCTGCCAGTGACAATCTGGTGAGTCATGGTGTCCTATAGGGTTGCAATGATGCCTATATGGTATCTATTGATCTGCAGGGGTGCAACTGTTCACGATGGCGCGGTTCGGCTGTTCTGGCTGTTCTGCTTGTGCGCCATAAAGGGTAGGATTGCGACCCTATGGGGTGTGGCTGTGGGTGCCTGGGGACGGCCTGGGCGAAGCGGATCAGCCCCTTTCCCTTCTGCTAAAAAAGGATCACCAGATGCCCACGAAGGCCACCCCGAAGAGGACGGGCCGCCCACCTTTCGAGGCGACGCCAGAACAGCGGGCGCTCGTGAAGTCGCTGTCGTCGTTCGGCGTGCCGCATGAGTCGATCCGAGGGTTCATCAAGTCGAACGGGAAGCCGATTGCGGGCGAGACCCTGCGCAAGCACTTCGCGGAAGAGCTGACGAACGGCACCATCGAGGCGAACGCGAAGGTGGCCGGGCGACTGTTCACCGAGGCCATGAACGGCAACACGACGGCCATGATCTTCTGGCTGAAGGTGCGCGCCCGGTGGGCAGAGGCTCCGCAACAGGTGGCGCTCACGGATCCGGACGGCAAGCCGGCGCACGTCCCGACGCTGGCCGACTTCTACAAGACGGTCGAGACGGTGCGCGGCGGTGCTGCGCTTGCTGCTGGCGCTGACGGCGACGCATGAAGGGGACACGCAGGCGCGCACGGGCAGGCGCAGCGGCACCGGTCGAGCCGGTGAAGCTGGTCATCCCGGCCGCGTTCGACGAGATCTGGCGGCCGTGCCGCTACAAGGTTTTCCACGGCGGCCGGGGTTCGGCGAAGTCGTGGACGGTGGCGGGCGTGCTGGTGTGGCTGGCCGCACGGGTGCAAATCCGCGTGCTGTGCGCCCGCGAGCTGCAGGGCAGCATGGCGGACTCGGTCCACCGCCTGCTGACGGACCAGATCATGCGGCTGGGGCTGGCCCACGAGTTCGAGGTCACGATCAACGCGATCCGCGCCGTGCGCACCGGCTCCGAGTTCATGTTCAAGGGCCTGCGCCACAACGTCATGGAGATCAAGTCCACCGAGGGGGTGGACATCTGCTGGGTGGAGGAGGCGCAGCGCGTCACGGCCGAGTCCTGGCAGGTGCTGATTCCGACGATCCGCAAGCCCGGCTCCGAGATCTGGGTGACGTTCAACCCGGACAGCGAGGAAGACCCGACCTATCAGCGGTTCGTCATGCACCCGCCCGACGGCGCGCTGGTGCGACAGGTCAACTTCGACGGCAATCCCTTCTTCCCGGACGTGCTGCGGGACGAAATGGAGTACCTGAAGAAGGTGGACTTCGAGGCGTTCGAACACGTCTGGCTCGGACAGCCGAAGGCCCGCACCAAGGCGCAGATCTTCGCCGGCAAGTACCGCGTGGACGTGTTCGAGCCGCCCGAGGGCGCGACCTTCTACTACGGCGCCGACTGGGGCTTCGCGCAAGACCCGACGACGCTGATCCGCTGCTTCATCCACGACCGGAAGCTGTGGATCGACCAGGAAGCCTATGGCGTCGGGGTCGAACTCGACGAGACGGCCAGACTGTTCAACAGCGTGCCCGGTGCGCGCCGTGCCCGCATCCGCGCCGACAACGGCCGGCCCGAGACGATCAACCACGTCAACAAGCGCGGCTTCAAAATCGAGCGCGCCGACAAGTGGGCCGGGTCCGTGGAAGACGGGATCGACTTCCTGCGCAGCTTCGAGCAGATCGTCATCCATGAGCGGTGCAAGCACATGGCCGAGGAGGCGAAGCTCTACAGCTACAAGGTGGACAAGGTGGGCGAGATCCTGCCGGTGGTGGTGGACCGGCATAACCACTGCTGGGACGCAGTGCGCTACGCCCTCGATCCGCTCATCCAGCAGGGTCTGACCGGATTGCTCGAATACTTCCGCCAGGAGGTAGAGAGCAAAGCCAGTGCGCCCGATCGGGCGACCCAGCAGGGCGCAGATAATGCCGACGAGGTAACGAAGTGGTTTTCGTGACCAGTGGATAGGCAAGGGGATCAGCAGCGATGAACACCAGGGCGAACAACGGGGGCGGCATCGTCACCGACATCACGCAGCAGCAGCCGGGCATCCTGGCGCGGCTGGGTGCGGCTGTGCAGGTGGTGCGCACCGGGCGCCTGGGCGCTGGCTGGTTCGGGCCACTGGAGCCGATGCTGCCAGTTGCTCAGGAGGCAGCGGAGGGGCGACAGTTCGACTACCCGACAGGCTTCAACCTGGGCACCATGTCGCGGCAGGGCGAGGCCGTCACCTTCAGCCAGTTGCGCACGCTGGCCGATGGCTACGACCTCATGCGGCTGGTCATCGAAACCCGGAAGGATCAGGTGTCGAAGCTGCGGTGGAACGTCAAGCCACGCGACGAAAAGCAGCAGGCGGACAGTCGGTGCAAGGACGCAGAGGCGCTGTTGCGCCGGCCAGACCGTGACCACCCGTGGGACGAATGGATCCGCGCACTGGTGGAGGAGATGCTGGTGATCGACGCGGCGACCATCTACCCGCGCAAGACCCGCGGCGGTGGCCTCTACTCGCTGGAGCTGATCGACGGCGCGACCATCAAGCGCGTCATCAACCTGCAGGGGCGCACGCCCACCCCAGACGAAGGCCCGGCCTATCAGCAGATCCTGAAGGGCATGCCGGCGGTGGACTACACCCGCGAGGAGCTGATTTATCGGCCGCGCAACTGGCGCGTTCACAAGGTCTACGGCTACAGCCCTGTCGAACAGGTGGTGATGACGGTGAACATCGCGCTGCGCCGCCAGATGCATCAGATGCAGTATTTCACCGAGGGCAACATCCCCGAGGCACTGATCGGCGCGCCCGCGACGTGGAGCACCGAGCAGGTCCGGCAGTTTCAGGCGTACTGGGATGAGCTGATGGAGGGCAGCACGGCGGTGCGTCGGCACGCCAAGTTCGTGCCCGGCGACATGAAGTACCAGCCGACGAAGGAGCCGTCGCTGAAGGACCAGTTCGACGAGTGGCTGGCCCGCGTGGTCTGCTTCGCCTTCAGCATCAGCCCGACCCCGTTCATCGCGCAGGTGAACCGCGCCACCGCCGACAGCGCCAAGGAGGCGGCACTGGAGGAGGGCCTGGCCCCGGTCATGATCTGGGTGAAGAACCTCATGGATGTGGTGATCGAGGACTTCATGGGCTGGCCTGACCTCGAATTCGACTGGGTTGACGAACAGTCGATTGACCCGGCCACGCGGGCGACTGTCCACAAAACCTACATCGACGCGGGCGTGATCACGCCGGACGAGGTGCGCGAGGAGCTGGGGCGCGATGCCCTGACGCCTGAGCAGCGCGAGCAGGCGTTCCCGAAGCCGCCCGCCGCGCTGGCGCTGGCAGGTGGCGGCGACCAAGGCGGCGAGGAAGATCCAGAAGACGAGGGTGAACCCGACGACGCAGGTAAGGGCCAGTACCTGGGCGACGTGGCGAAGCGCAAGAAGAAGAGTACCCCCCGCCCAAAAGCGAGCGGCCCGGCCCCGATCAATCGGGAGCGCCGGGCGGTGCAGGATGCGGTGAAGGCGCTCACGTCAGCTACTGAGGTCGCGCTGACGGCAGTGGCCGAAGAGGCGTGCGCGCTGCTGGCGGCACTCGATGGCGAGACGGCAAAGGCCGATGCCAGCGAGTTCTACCGCCTCCTGGCGCAGATGCAGTACAGCGGCTTCACGACGTTCATCAGCGACGCCGGGCCGATCCTGGGCGACATGGCGGCGGACGGCGCGGGCGAGGCGCTGGTGCAACTCAACTTCGAGGGCGCCAGCCTCGATCTGGTCAACGAGGCGGCCGTGGTCTGGGCTCAGCAGCACGCCGCGGAGCTGGTCGGCAAGCGGCTGCTGAAGGACGGCACGATCATCGACAACCCCGGCGCGGCGTGGCGGATCGACGAGAAGACCCGCGAAGGGCTGCAGAAGCTGGTGACGCAGGCGATGAAGGACGGATGGTCGAACGACCGGCTGGCGTCCGAGATCCGTGGCAGCACCACCTTCGGCGCAGAGCGCGCCGAGACCATCGCCCGCACCGAGACGGCCAAGGCGGACGTGGAAGGCAACCTGATCGGCTACCGGGCGGCCGGTGTGACGAAGAAGCGGTGGCTGCTGGCGCAATCCGACTTCTGCGCGGCCTGTGCGGGCAACAGCGAACAGGGAGAGATCGGCATGGACAAGGCGTTCCAGTCGGGGGCGATGGCCCCGCCGGCTCACCCGCGCTGCCGGTGCGACGTGCTGCCAGTTCTCGAAAAGCGGGAACAGTCGTGACTGTTCGTGTTACCTGACAGGTTCACAAGCGACCCAGCAGGGCGCCATAATCTCGCGCATCACCGGAGCAACCCTTGAACATCATCAAAGCCTACATCCCGCTGCAGAAGATCGACGAAGAGCAGCGCATGGTCTACGGCTACGCCAGCACCGAGGCGCTGGACAGCCAGGGCGAGACGATCACCCGCGCCGCGATCATCGACGCGCTGCCCGACTACATGCGCTTCGCCAACATCCGCGAAATGCACACCATGTCGGCGGTGGGCGTCTGCAAGTCGGCCGAGCCGGACGAACAGGGCGTCTACATCGCCGCGAAGGTGGTCGATGACGCGGCCTGGGCGAAGGTGAAGGAGGGCGTCTACAAAGGCTTCTCCGTCGGCGGCAAGTCGCTGGCGAAGTCGGACGGCCAGATCACGAAGATGCGCCTGACCGAGATCAGCCTGGTTGACCGACCGGCGAACCCCGAGTGCGTCATCGACACCTGGAAGGCCGACGCCGACCAGCCGGAACAGCAAGCCGAACAGCCGGTGGCGAAGTCGCTCTGGAGCGTCAACAACCTGCTTGAGGCCATCGGCAACCTGCGCGCCGTCTGCTTCTCGGCCGACTACGAGGTGAAGGAAGGTCAGCACACCGCCGAGATCTCCACGGCCCTGAAGGGCGCGCTGACGGTGCTGGCTGACGTGACGCAGAAGTACCTGGGCGAAGAGCTGTCGTCGCTGCTGGCGATGACGCCAGGCGGCGCGCCGATCACGGCAGGCGAGCCCGCGGGCGACATCGCCAAGGCCGGCGCCCGGTACTCGAAGGCCACGAAGGAGGCCCTCGCGAAGGTCCACGGGATGCTGCGCGACTGCGACAAGGCCATGGGCGCGATGGGCTATGACGCGGCCGACGATGACGGCGACGAAGCCACCAAGGGCGAACAGTCGGGCGACGTGGCGAAAGCCGACGTGCTGACCGACGACGTGCGCAAGGCCGCCGCCGACGCTGGGATCGGCCTCGCTGAAGGCGCCACGCAGCACGACCTGATGAAGGCCGCCCTGGGCGAGCTGGCAAAGAGCCGCGCCCGTGTGCTCGAGCTGGAGGCCATGCCGGCGCCGATGAAGGGCGTCCGCACCGTCGCCAAGGGCGATGACACGAACGGCAACGACCTCGTGGCCGCCGAACAACCCGACATGAACGACCCGATGGCTGCCTTCAAGGCGGTGCTGTCGCGGCCGGTGGCCTTCGCTGGCCGCTGAAGAGCAAGGCGCCGAGTCCTCGGCACAAGCAGGCAGGCCACCGACGGCCAATCACCCACCACGGAGTCACATCAACGTGAACACGAACCAGACCATCGAGCTGCTGAAGGGCATGAAGCCCGTCCAGATCGCCGAGGACATCGCCAAGGCGTTCTCCCAATCCACCGGCCTCGTCTACTACGACCTGGAGCCGGCCGCCAAGACGCTGTACCCGGTCCTGACGCCGCTGCGCAACCGCATCCCCCGCGTCAAGGCCAAAGGCGGCACCGCCACCAACTGGAAGCAGATCACCGCGATCAATCCCAGCATGATCCGCGCTGGCGTGTCCGAGGGTAACCGCGGCGGCATCATCACCGACGCAGTGCAGGACCGGACCGCCGCCTACAAGGGCTTGGGTCTGGAAAACTCCGTCTCCCTCGAAGCCGAGTACGCAGTCGAAGGCTTCGACAGCGCCCGCGCTCTGGCGTCGCAGTCCCTGCTGGGCGCGATGATGATTCAGGAGGAGCGCACGATCCTGGGCGGCAACAGCTCGCTGGCGCTGGGCACGCCCGCCACCCCCACGCTGGCCGCGCTCGGCTCGGGTGGCTCGCTGGCTGCTGGCGCGCTGTCGGTCATCGTCGTGGGCCTGACCCTGGTGGCGCACCAGAATGCCAGCGTTTCGGCGACCGGCGTGCTCCCGACTATCACCCGCACGAACGCCGACGGCACGACCGACAGCATCAAGAGCGGCGCATCGAACAAGTCTGCAGCGGCCACCGTGACCGCAGTGGCTGGCGATTCGGTCAGTGCCACCGTTCCCGTGATCAACGGCGCGGTGTCCTATGCGTGGTATGCCGGTGTCGCCGGATCCGAGCGCCTGGTCGCCATCACGACCACGAACAGCGTGCTGATCACCGCCACCAACGCCACGAACCAGCTTGCCAGCGCGATTGCCGCCGCCGACGACAGCCGCGACACGCTGGTGTTCGACGGCCTGCTGACGCAGATCCTGACGCCCGGCTCGGGCGCCGTGGTCGTGAGCTTGCCCACTGGCGCGCCCGGCGTCGGCTCGAAGCTGACCAGCGACGGCGCGGGCGGCATCGTCGAGATCGACGACATGTTCCAGCGGTTCTGGGATCAGTCGCGCCTGTCGCCGGATGAAATTCAGTGCTCTTCGCGCAGCCTGCTGGCAATCAACCGCATCGTCATCGCCAACGGCGGCGCGCCGCTTATCCGCTTCTCCAACGAGACGAGCGGCGTGCAGATCAACGCCGGTTCGGTGGTGGGAACCTACCTGAACAAGATCACGAACAAGCAGGTGAAGATCGCCGTCCACCCGGACATGTGCGACGGCACGCTGCTGTTCTGGTCGAACGGCATCCCCTACCCGCTGTCGAACGTCGGGAACATCCTGCAGGTGAAGACCCGTCAGGACTACTACCAGATCGAGTGGCCGCGCCGCACCCGTCGCTACGAGTTCGGCGTCTACGCGGATGAGCTGCTGCAGTGCTACTTCCCGCCGGCCTTTGGCGTGCTGCGCAACTTCGCCGTCTGATTCTCCTAAGAGCGAGTGCCGGTTCACCGACCGGCTTCAGCCCCATCGGTGACACGTTGGGGCTTTTTTTCACCCACCACCAGCGCCAGCACCATGAGCGAACCCACCACCAGCGCACCCACCTTCGGCGCGGCCCTGCGCCACGACACGATCCGCAGCATCTGCATCGGCGGCGTGCAGTACGACGCTGACGCCGACGGCGTGATCGAGGTCGAGGCCACGCACCTGGACGAAGCCCTCGCCATCGGCCTGACCCGCGTTCCGCCAGCGGCGCCCGTCAAGGCCAAGGCCACCAAGTAAGGCGCGCACATGGCGAACCTCACGACCATCGAGCGCGTCAAGGCATACGCGCACATCAGCACGGCCGCCGACGACGTGCTGCTGGTGCGCCTGATCGAGGTCGCCAGCGCCTACATCGAGACGTGGTGCGACCGCAAGATCATGGCGGCCGATTACGTCGAGCACCGCAACGGCACAGGCGCCAACCGCATGACGACGCGCCACTGCCCGGTCATCGACGTGACCCGTGTGGTTTGCGACGGCCAGGACATCCCGCTGTCGGTCGCTGGCTCGGTCGGCTACGTGTTCGACGATCTCACGGTGCGGCTGATCGGCGCCCGGTTCGCGCCCGGCGTGCGCAATGTCGAGCTGCACTACCGCGCCGGCTACGAGCAGCCGCCCGCCGACCTGGAACAGTCGTGCATCGAGATCGTCGTGTCCCGCTACCGCGACCGCACGCGCACCGGCATCCAGTCGCAGGGCATGGCCGGTGAAACCGTGTCGTTCATCCCGGACGAGCTGTCGCGGTTCGCCCGCACCGTGCTGGGCCAGTACCGCCGGGTGGTCGCCCCGTGATCACCGGCTACCTGATCGGCGACAAGGACGTGGTGGCCCGCCTGCGCGGCCTGCCGGCCCACGCCCGCACGAATCTGCGCAGCGAGCTGGAAGGGCTGGCGCTGCGCATGACCGTGATGGTCAAGGCGGAGAAGCTGTCCGGCCAGGTGCTGAAGGTCCAGACCGGCCGGCTGCGGCGCTCGATCACCTGGAAGGTCAGCGACACCGGAACCGGCATCTACGCCACCGTCGGCACAAACGTTGAGTACGCCCCCAAGCACGAGTACGGGTTCAGCGGCGCAGAACAGGTGAAGGCGCACCTCCGCAAGCTCGCCAGCGGGCGCCGGGTGCCGGTGCGTGCCCACGCCAGAACAGTCAACACCCCCGAGCGGTCCTTTCTGCGTTCGTCCCTGCAGGAGATGCGCGGCGAGATCCGCGAAGGGATGCGCCGGGCCATGCGCGACGCCATCAACGGGGAGCGCAGGCCGTGACCAACTTCGAGCCGATCTATGCGCGGCTGCAGGAGCGGCTGGCGACCATTGACGGCCTGCTGTCGGTGAACCGACGGTTCAAGCACTGGTCTGCCGTGTCGCCTGTCGAGATGCCGTGCGCCTTCATCGTGCAGCAGGGCGAGTCGCCGCAGCAGGTGCGCGGGCAGCCGGCCAAGTGGCTCATCAACGCCGATGTCTTCGTCTACGTCCGCGCCGACGATGACGCAGACGTGGCGCCGGCCACGGCCATCAACAGCGCGCTGGCCGGGGTCCGGTCTATTCTTGAGGCGAACCCGGCCACGGGCGTGGCGGAAGGCTTCGAGGGGATGGTGTCGCACGCATGGATCAGCGGAAAAGTGGAAATCTTCGATGGGGTGATGGCCTCGCAGTCGGTGGCGATCATTCCGGTCGGAATCCTGACGGTGTGATGTTGGGCGCATACCTGCCCGACTCCACTCGGGCTACCATAGAGGCCGCATTGCGCGCCCTGTCGGGTAGCAGAGACAATGCACAGGTTCGAGTGACCAAGCACAAGACGGCCGGCGGCTGGATGTTCGAGGTCGAATTCATCAACGAGGGACCACCCTCACAGGAACGCACATGACGCAATACGTTTTCGGCTCTGGCAGCCTCATCCTCACCCCGGTGCAAGACGCCTCTGGCGCCATCATCTCCAACGGCACCCCGGTGAAGTTGCTCGATCACCAGGAGTGCTCGATCGACATGGGCGGCGACATCAAGAAGCTGTTCGGCCAGGGCGGCTATCCCATCGCGGCCGGCGTCGGCAAGCGCGATGTGAGCGTGAAGTGCAAGGGCGCCCGCGTCCACAGCATGATCTGGAACACGCTGTTCTTCGGTCAATCGCTCGCTGCTGGCCTGATCGCCATCTGCACGGATTCGGTGGCGATTGCAGCATCTGTGACGGTGACGCCTCCCAGCAGCGGCGCGTTCTCTGCTGACATGGGTGTCGTGGACTGGAACGGAAACCCGATGAAGCGCGTTGCCACGGGTCCGGCCACCGGTCAGTACGCCGTGTCTGCCACCGGCGTCTACAGCTTCGCGGCTGCCGACATTGCCGCCGGCCGTCTGGTCTATCCGCACTACAGCTACACCGCTGCAGTGGCTGGCGCCCAGAAGATGACGGTGATGAACCTGCCGATGGGCTACGCGCCGATCTTCCGCGCTACGCTGTGCGTCGCCTATAACGGCAAGATCATGTACTTGGACTTCCCGTCCTGCACGGCCAACAAGATGGGCATCTCGCTGAAGAACGAAGACTTCATGATCCCGGAGTTCGAGTTCACGCCCACCGACAACGGCACCGGCAACATCTTCACGATGAGTCTGAGCGAGTAATCGTTCGCCCGTATTGGCTACCTTGAAGGATGCTTAGATGCCTGAAAAGAAACTGATTGACGGGGTGATCATCAAGCTGGGCGGTGAACAGTTCACTGTCCCGCCGATGAACCTGAAGACTGTTCGCCGGCTGTTGCCTGCCTTCGATCAGCTCAAGTCGGGGTCGCTGGATGGCGCGGCGCTGGATGCGGCCATCGGTGTCGTGCATGGCGCGCTGAGCCGGAACTACCCGGATCTGACGGCCGATGAGGTAGCCGAGATGGTTGACCTGTCCAACCTGGAGGGCGTGCTGTCTGCCGTTCTGGAGGTCAGCGGACTGGCCCCAAAAACGACGGGGGCACCGAAGGCGGAAACGGTGCCGGCGGACGCCCCCTGAGTTGGGACGCCACGTATGCCCGGCTCGCCTGCGCGACCGGGTGGACGTGGGAGTACATCGACGAGTTCGTGACGATCCCCCGCCTGAACGGCTTCGCCGATTACTGGCGGGAGGCCCCACCGGTCAATGAGGTGGTCGTCGCGATCTTCTCGACCGACTCCGGCAGCACCAAAAAAACCGACGAGATCGACTTCGGCACCGCTGAAGACCTGATGGCCCTGATTCCAACGACGCCCCGCTGACCGTGACGAACAACGACCTGGACATGCGCTTCGGCGCCGACACCGCCCCGATTGAAGCCGGGGCGCGTCGTGCCGAGGGCGCCATTCGAGACTTCGGCAGCCGCTCGCGTGACGAGCTGGGGCGCTTCACGAAGCAGTCGCAGGACATGCAGACGCAGGTGGTGCGCAGCCTGGACGCGATCAGCAGCAAGCTGAAGACGGTCTTCGCCGGGTTCAGTGCCGCGATGGTGGTGAAGGAGGTCGTCAGCGTGATGTCCTCCTTCGAGAACCTGGAGATCCGGCTTCGGTCGGTGATGGGCTCGGTCGAGAAGGGGGACGAGGCGTTCGCCTGGATCAAGAAGTTCGCCAAGGACACGCCGTTCGAGGTCGAGGGCGTCACCCAGGCGTTCATGCTGCTGAAGAACATGGGCCTGGATCCCATGGACGGCACCATGCAGGCCATCGCCGATCAGGCGGCGAAGTCCGGGCAGGGCATTCAGGGCCTTGAGCGGGTGTCGCTGGCGCTGGGACAGGCGTTCACCAAGGGCAAGCTGCAAGGCGAGGAGATGAACCAGCTCCTCGAAGCCGGCGTGCCCGCGTGGGATCTGCTGGCGAAGGCCACCGGCAAGAACACGGCGGAGCTGCACAAGCTGTCCGAGAAGGGCGCGCTCGGCAAGGATGTGATCAAGGCGCTGATCGAAGAGATCGGTCGAGCTTCGGCGAACAGCTCGGGCGCCATGATGCAGTCGCTGTCGGGCCAGTGGTCCAACGCGATGGACAACATCAAGAACAGCCTGGACGACATGCGCAAGGCAGGTGGTCTGGACGGGCTGAAGGACGCGCTCGGGCAGATCAACGACCGCTTCGCTGCGCTGAACGATTCGGGCGACCTGCAGACGTTCGTCGCCGACGTTGGGCAGGGCTTCAGCGCGCTGGCGTCGTCGGCGATGTCGATCATCACGACGCTGCTGGACGCGGTGGGCGAGCTGGTGGGCACGATCATGTCCGGGTTCGGGCAGATCCTGGACGCGACAACGAACACCTTCGGCGGTGAGCCGCTGAGCGGCATCGAGCTGTTCGCCAACATGCTGAAGGTGATCGAGATCGCCGTCGTCGCACTGGTGACTGCCTTCAATATCGTCAAGGAGGGCGTGGTGTCCGCCATCGAGCAGATGGTGTTCCACGTCCTGCGCTTCAGCGAGGCGGCCGAGCGGGCGCTGGCGCTGGACTTCGACGGCGCGAAGGCGGCATGGAGCCGTGGCGGTGCCGAGATCGAGCGCATCGCGGGCGAGCGGTTCGGCAACATGGTGAAGATCGCCGACGACGCCCAGACCAAGATGGAGAACATCGCGCTGCGGCCGATGGCAGGCGGCAAGAAGGCGCCGACGACAGCGCCAGCAGCATCCGCCGCCGACGGGCCGCGCCGCAAGGTCGAGTACAACAAGGAGGCGGACAAGAAGGAGCACCACGGCGGTGCCGCCCGCGCTGCCATGCAGGCCGCCGAGATCGAGCTGGCGACGCTGCGCATGTCGCACGCCAAGAAGCAAGCCGAGGCGGGCACCTTCTTCGAGTTCTCGAAGGCTCAGGAAATCGACTTCTGGCGCTCGAAGCTGGCGAGCATGAAGGCAGGGTCGGCAGAGGCGAAGGCCGTGGATGCCAAGCTGCACCACGCCCTGCTGTCCGAGGCGGAGAAGTCCAACGCCAACGCCCTGCAGGCGCTCCACGAAGGCGAGGCCAATCGGGTGGCCGCCGCGCACGCCCAGGTCGAGACTGAGCGCGCCGCGGCCCGCGCCCGCCTGGATCTGCGCCAGATCAGCGCGGACCAGATGGTGCAGGTTGAGCGCGAGCTGGCAGACCGCGAGCTGGCGATCACTCGCGGCGCGCTGGATGAGGCCATCAAGCTCGAAGAGTCGCGGCCCGACAAGAACCCGGCCCGCGTGGTGCAGTTGAAGGGCCAGATCCAGCGCGCAGAGCAGACGCACGCTTCGGCCGTCGGCAACATCGACCAGCAGGTGGGCCTGTCGGCGCAGCGTGCGGGCGACGTGCGCCGCAACGCGATGGTGGAGAGCGCACTGGCCGCCGCCCAGGAAGAAGGTGCGGCCGGCACGCGCAGGCTCACGGCGAACGGCGCCACGCAGGCCGAACTGATCGGGCTGGAGATCCTCACGCAGGAGACCATCGCCAGCATTCGGCGCACCGGGCTGGAGAACCAGTTGATGGCGGAGCAGGCTGGGCCGAACGACCCGACCCGCGTGGCTGAGCTGCAGGCGCAGATTGAGGCACTGACAACCGGGCACGTCGCCCGCATGAACGCGCTGACCTTCCAGCAGGCGCAGGCGCTCAAGGACTCGGGCGGCTCGTTCCAGACCGTGCTGGACGGCATGCCGAACGCGGCCGGGCAGGCGATTGACGGGGTGCTCGGCAAGTTCGGCACGCTGCGCGACGGCCTGACCAACCTGTTCAAGGGCATCTACGCCACGTTCGTCAGCGAGATGGTGACGAAGCCACTGACGATGGCTGCGATGCGCGTGATCCGGGAATCGGCGCTCTACAAGATGATGGCCGGCGTGCAGGTGGCGACGCAGGCCGGCGCTTCTGCCGCCACAGTTTCCACCAAGGCCGGCGAGGCTGGCGCTGTGGTCGGAGCGAATGCGGCTGAAGCGGCATCCGGCGCAGCGGCATCCCAGGCGTCTATCCCATTCGCAGGCCCGGTGATGGCTGCTGCAGCTTTCGCCGGGATCATGGCCCTTGTGATGGGTGCAAAAGGCAGCATCCGCAGCGCGGCCGGCGGCTTCGACATCCCGGCCGGCATGAACCCCATCACGCAGTTGCACCAGAAGGAAATGGTCCTGCCGGCCAAGCACGCCGACACGATCCGCCGCCTCGGTGAATCCGGTGGCGGGAACAGCCAAGCGCAACAGTCGGACGGCGGGAACATCACCGTGCCCGTCACCTACAACGACCACTCGGGCCAGTTGAGCGACGACGACATCCGGCGCAAGTCGAACCTGATCGGCGACATCGTGATGCAGCAGATCAGGAACAACCGGGTGCGGGCATGAGCAACGAGGTTTTCCCGACGCTCGCCGGCCTGGACTGGGGGACCGAGAAGGTGCCGCAGTTCGACACCCACATTCCGAAGTCGGTCAGCGGTTTCGAGGTGCGCGTGTCGCGCCGCGCATACCCGACCTACGCCATCCGCATGAAGTTCAACTTCCTGCGCAACATGGCCGCCATGCAAGAGCTGCAGGCCCTGGTGGGACTGTTCTTGCGGCACCGCGGCGCGGGCGACTCCTTCCTGCTGCTGGACCCGGACGACTACCGCGCCACCGCCCAGGTGTTCGGCGCGGGCAACGGCACGGCGCGCACGTTCGACCTAGCTGCGGCGTGGGGAGGCTTCGTGCAGCCGGCCCGCAACATCAAGACCATCACCAGCGTGACGGTGAACGGCGCGGGCGCGGCCTACGTGCTGGGCAGTGACGGCCGGATCACCTTCACCACCGCACCGGCAGCCGGCGCCGTGCTGGCCTGGACTGGCGAGTATTACTTCCGGTGCCGCTTCGCAGAGGACACCCTGACCCCCCGCGAAATGATGCGCGGCATCTGGGATCTGGGGAAGTGCGACCTCGTGGGCGCCCTCGGTGCACAGATCGGATGACTCCATGAAAGACGCACCACAGGCCCTGATCGACCACCTCGCTACCGCACGCATGCTGCGCCCAGTGGACCTGATCGCCATCAAGCTGACCACGGGCGTGACGCATCGGTTCGCCTGCACCGACATCGCCACCGTGAGCGCGGACGGCTTCGAGTGGTCCGGCGGGGCGCCGACGTTCCGCCGCAGCGGCACGCGCCGCGTGATCGGGATCGAGGTGCCGACGATGGAGCTGACCATCAACTTCAGGCCGGGCTCGACGCTCGGAGCCGTGCCCTGGTCGAACGTGCTGCGGCTGGGCGCCCTGGACGGCGCGCTGGTGTCGGTGCGTCGCGGCTACTGGTCCGACTGGAGCCAGCCCGCCATTGGCACGCTGCACGTCTTCGACGGCAAGGTGGGCGACGTGTCCGGCGGCGCGCCGACGTTGAACCTGTCGCTGCGCGGAGAGACCGACCTGTTCAACGTCGCAGTGCCTCGCACCACCTACCAAGCCGGCTGCAGAAACACCCTCTACGACACGGGCACCTGCAAGGTGGTCCGCCAAGACATCAACTGCACCGCGCTGGCCGGCTCGACGCGCAGCCGCATCGCCGCCAGTGGCCTGACGCAGGCGGACGGCTGGTTCACGGCCGGGCTGATCCGCGGCGTGACGGGCGCGAACGCTGGCGCTGTGCGCGGCGTGAAGCAGCACGCGGGCGGCGCGCTGGTGGTGTCCGAGCCGTGGCCGGAAACGCCGGCTGTCGGCGACGCCTTCCTGGTGGCCGCCGGATGCGACCACACGCGCAGCACCTGTGCCGCCAAGTTCAACAACCTCGCCAACTTCAGAGGCGAGCCATACACCCCAACGCCGGAGACGGCGCTGTGAACGCCCAGCGCAAGCCGGGCACCTTCCGGGCACATGCCCACACCTGAGAGAGCACCAACATGACGACTCCCGTCCTCGTTTCCGAACAACTCGGTCAAGGTCTGAACCTCGCTGCCGCGATGAACGACCGCACCCGTCGCGCCATGCTGAACCGCGTGGTCGCCGACTACAAGATGGGCGACCAGACCATCATGGCCGCCGTCAACAAGCTGGACACCGACCTGCGCGTCGAGATCAAGAAGGCACTCGACGCCGCCGGCACGCTCGATTCGGGCATCCAGAAAGCGCAACTGGAGGCCATCATCGACCGCCTGATGCAGCAGCCCGCTTTCGTGGCCGGCATGGGCAGCAAGACGGCGATGGTCGGTGGCGAGCTGAAGACGCTCGCCAGCATCTTCGACGCGCAGTTCTTCCGCCAGCCGCGCCCAGCCCGCGAAGAATACGTCTACGCCTCGGATGACGACGCGATCCCGTCCGGCTCGGTGATCACGCTGGTGAACGGCGAAGTTTCGACCTTCACCAGCGCAGTGACGACCAGCGACACCAACGGCGACGGCAAGGACGACCTGTGCGTGGTCAAGTTCAGCTCGACCAACTACGGCGGCCTGGCCGCTGAGTGGGAACTGGCCCTGCACATGATCCCGGAGACCTTCCTGGGTCAGGCATCGGTCACCTACCGCAGCAAGCACACCACCCGCGTGGTGTTCGACCTGACGCCGTTCCTGATCAACGGTTCCGACACCCCGGTCACCGGCCTGGATGTGGACGGCAACGGCACCACCGACGGCTCGCTGGTGAGCGCCGCCAACGTCGCGCAACTGGCCGCCCTGGAAGGTGAACTGGCAACGGCCATCGAAGCCGAGACCGCTGCCAACGCCGCCGCCAGCGCCGCAGCCCTGACGGTCAATCAGGCCCAGGGCACGCTGGTTGCGAAGGAAGCAGCCCTGGCCGCGATCCCTGAAGGCGAGGACACGACCGCTGCCGCTGCCGACGTGGCCGCCGCCCAGGCCGATGTCACCACCGCCAACGCTGCGTATCAAGCGGCTGGCGCGCTGGCGTCTGCCAAGTCGGAAGCTGTGGCCGCTGCCCGCGCCGCCGTCAACGCCTTCAAGGCCGCCAACGGCATCGCGTGATGAACAGCCTCGACATCCGCGCCCGGATCTGCACGGAGGCCCGCCGCTGGCTGGGCACGCCGTGGCGACACCGTGCGCGGGTGCTCGGGGCTGGCGTGGACTGCGCGCAACTGCTGCTCGCTGTCTACGAAGGGGTCGGCCTGCTCAAGCCCGGACAGATCGACCCCGGCCACTATCACCAAGACTGGAACCTGCACCGCAGCGAGGAACTGTTTGCGGGCTGGGTCCAGTCCGTTGCCAGAACAGTCGAACAGCCGGAACCGGGTGACATCGCGCTGTTCCGGTATGGGCGCTGCATCTCGCACGGTGGCGTGGTGCTGGAGGACCGCAGCGAGATCCTGCACGCCTTCCAGCCCGACGGCATCGTCACCATCACCAGCCTGAGCGCATCCGCGCACGTCGCCGACAGGCTGGCCGGCTACTACACCCTGATCGAGCCATGAGCGGAAAAAGCGGGAACAGCAAGGCGGACACGGGCGTTCAGCGCCTGTCCGGCATCAAGGTTCAGACGACCGCGTTGGGCCGCTGCGTGCCATGGGTCTTCGGGACCAACCGGGTCGCGCCGAACCTGATCCAGCACGACGACTTCACCGCCATCGAGAACCGTCAGAAGCAGGGCGGCAAGGGCGGCGGCGGCGTGACCACCACCAGCTACACCTACAAGGCCGCGGTGATCCAAGCCGTGTGCCGCGGCCCGATCAGCGGCATCGGCACCATCTGGTCCGACAAGGAGAAGCACAGCCTTTCGTCGCTCGGGCTCGACCTGTTCACCGGCACCAGCACGCAGGCGCCACACCCGCACTGGGCAACCAATCACCCGGAGAAGGCGCTGGCCTACCGGGACATGGCCTATGTCGCCAAGGCGTCGATGGACCTCGGATCCGGTGGCAGCCTTGCGCGCCTCGCCTTCGAGGTCAAGGCCACGACCCGGCAGAGCGACGCCAACCCGGACGCCCGTGTGGATGCCGTCATCACGGCCTTGGTCACGGACACGATTGACGGTGTCGGCTTGCCGGCCTCGAAGCTGGGCGACCTGACCCAGCTCGCGAACTTCTGCGGCGCGGCCGGCATCTTCATCTCGCCCGCCTACGATGAGCAACAGCCCGCGAAGCAGGCGCTGGAGCGTCTCGCAGAGATCGCGCAGTGCGGCATGTACTGGTCCGACGGCCGGCTGAAGTTCCAGCCCTACGCCGACCAGCCGATCACCGGCAACGGCTTCACCTTTGCGCCCAGCACGAACCCGGTGCCCGTGCTGGGCGCCGACGACTTCCTGGCACGCGGCGGCGAGCCGCCCATCAAGATCGTCCGCCGCGGCGCAGCCGAAGCCAAGAACCACTTCCAGATCCGCTATCGCGACCGAGCGGCCGAGTACAACCCGGCGGTGGTCGAGTCCAAGGACATGGGCGGCATCGAGCGGTTCGGCCTGCTGTCGTCCGACCCCGAGGACTTCGACGAGATCTGTGTGGCAGGCGTTGCCCAGAAGCTCGCCGACTTCCGGCGTGACCGCGCTGCAGCCGTGCGCACGACGTACCAGTTCCGGCTGTCGATGCGCTGGGATCGCCTGGAGCCCACCGACATCGTGGCCCTGGACTACGAGCCGGACGGCCTGGTGCAGCGCACTGTGCGGGTCACCAGCATCGAAGAGGACGACGACGGCACGCTGACGGTGGAGGCTGAGGACTGCCCGCTCGGTGCTCAACAGGTCATCAACAGCAACCCGCAGACGCCGACTGGTGGCGGGGTGGACTACAGCGCATCTCCCGGCCCGGTTGCTGCGCCGGTCATCTTCGAGGCGCCGCTGTCGCTGACCGGCGGCACTCCCGAGGTGTGGATTGCCACCAGCGGCGGGCCGCTGTGGGGTGGCGCCGAGATGCACATCAGTTCGGACGGCAACACCTATGAGCGTGTGTCCGAGGTCAAGGCCAAGGCCCGGCACGGCGCGCTGACCGCTCCGCTTCCGGCCGGTGGCCTGATCGACACCGCCAACACCGCCGCGGTGGTGATCGCGGCCGGCGACCTGTCGTCCGGCACTACCCAGGACGCCACCGACCTGACGACCCTGTGCTGGGTGGATGGCGAGCTGCTGGCCTACCGCGACGCGACGCTGACCGGCGCAGGCACCTACAACCTGCAGCACCTGGTGCGCGGCGCGCATGGCACCGACATTGCCGCCCACGCCACGGGCGGGAAGTTCCTGCGCATCGACGATGCCGTCGTGCGCTACCCCTATGACCGCCAGTGGGTCGGCCGCACGATCTGGCTGAAGTTCACCAGCCGCAACATCTTCGGGTCCGGCCAGCAGTCGCTCGCCGATGTGCCCGCCTACACCTACACCATCACCGGGGCGCCCCTGGCCGGCGTGCAGAACCTCGCGCTGCTGAAGCCGTGGACCGGCACCGAGGCACAGGTGAAGTGGGATCTGGTGGACGGCGCCGCGTCCTACGATGTCGAGGTGCAGGTGACTGTCCGCGGCGCAATGGTGACGGCGCGCAGCGTCAGCGCCATCACGTCAGGACAGTGGACCTACGCGGCCGATGATGCCCGCGCTGACGGCGGGCCGTGGCGCTCGATCCTCATTCGGGTCCGCCCCCGCGCCGTCACCGGCAAGACTGGCCCGTGGCGCTCGATCACCGCGAGCAATCCGCAGATTGGTGCCCTGTCCGGGCTGTCGATCACGGGCGGCATTCGGCAGGCGCTGTTCCAGTGCGCTCGGCCGGTGGAAACCGACTTCGCGGGCCTGCTGGTCTGGGTCGGCACGTCGGCGGGCTTCGTCGCTGGCACGACCACGCTGGCCTACGATGGCCCTGACACGTTCGTGACTCTGGCGAAGCTGACCGATGGCACCGCGCTGGTGGCCGGGACCACGTACTACCTGCGCGCCGCAGGCTATGACGAGTTCGGCAAGGACGGCCTGACGCTGTCCAGCGAGCTGACGTTCACCGTGGCCGGGCTGGTGCCGGATGTGGGCTCGATCATCGACACCATGCTTGCCGACGGCGCGATCACGCGGACCAAGTTCGCGCAGGGCCTGGAGCCCGTGAGCGTAGTCACGTCGGCGACGCTGCCCACGGTCAAGACGACCGAGACGATTACCTGGGGCGGCAAGCTCTACACCTGGGACGGCACGGCCTACACCAACAAGGTGCCGGCGGTGAACATCACCGGCCAGCTCACCGACGCACAGCTCGCCCAGGTGAGCGCCGCCAAGATCGCGGGACAGCTCACCGATGCACAGCTCGCGCAGATCAGCGCAGCGAAGATCGCCGGCCTGATCACCGACGCCCAGCTTGCGCAGATCAGCGCGGCGAAGGTGGCCGGGCAGCTCACGGACGCGCAGCTCTCGCAGATCAGCGCCGCCAAGATCGCAGGGCAGATCACGGACGCGCAGATCGCCCAGATCAGCACGACGAAGCTGGCCGGGCAGGTCACGAACGCCCAGATCGCCGCAGTCGACGCAGCGAAGATGACGGGCCAGATCACCGGCACGCAGATCACGGACAACGCCATCAGCACGCCGAAGATCGCGGCCGGCGCGGTAACGGCGGCCACCATCGCCGCGGGCGCCATCGTCGCCGGCAAGATCGCCGCCCAGGCCATCACGGCGGCCGAACTGTCCGCGGGCGCTGTCACGGCGCAGAGCATCGCGGCCGGCGCTGTCACGGCGGGCAAGATCGCCGCCCAGGCCGTGACCGCCGCCGAACTGTCCGCTGGGGCAGTGACCGCGCAGAGCATCGCCGCGGGCGCGGTGACGGCCGGCAAGATCGCGGCGCAGGCCGTCACCGCCGCAGAGCTGTCGGCGGGGGCCGTGCAGGCGCAGCACATTGCGGCTGGGTCCGTTGTCGCCGGCAAGATCGCCGCGGGAGCCGTGACGACCGCCGAGCTGTCCGCCGGCGCGGTGCAGGCCCAGAACATCGCCGCCGGCGCGATCGTGGCCGGCAAGATCGCCGCCGGCGCAGTGACGGCCACGGAGCTGGCCGCCGGCTCCGTGCTGGCCGGGAAGATCGCCGCCGGCGCAGTGGTCGCCGGCACCATCGCAGCCGGCGCAGTGACCGCGGCCGAACTGTCCGCCGGAGCGGTGACGGCCACGAAGATCGCCGCAGGCGCGGTCACTGCCGACTCGCTGGCCGCCAACAGCGTGACGGCGGCGGCAATCTCTGCGGGCGCGGTGCGTGCCGACCAGATCGCAGCCGGCGCGGTGACGGCGAAGCACCTGCTGATCGCCGACCTGGACAACCTCGTGTCGAACGGCAAAGGGGGCAGCCTCGATGGATGGTATTCGCCGGTACCTGGCGGCATATCTGCGGACGTGGCCGGCTGGTGGGTGGATTTTGCCGTTGCAAGCAAGACCGCGGTGACAGTCAAGAGCCGAGACGCATGGTTCGGCGCCCGGTTTGCAGTCAAACCGGGCGATCAGTTCTGGGGGCGGGCAGACACAGTGCCATCCGGAGGTGGGGTGTCAACGTACGACTTCAGGCTCGGTCTCGTCGTTTTTGACGCAGCGGGCGCAATTCTGTCGTTTGTTGTGCTCTGTGCGCGTAGTGCCGGCGCCGCCGGCTACATCCCGATTTCCGGCAGTGCACCCGTCCCATCCTCGGCTGCATTTGCTCAAGTATGGGCGTCAGTTGCTGGCCCGAATGGCGTCATCTACACGGCGGCTGGGCAGGCGCACCACGCCACGAACATCGAGATCCGACGCAAAAACGGCGGCGAGTTGATCGTGGACGGCTCGATCACGGCCGCAAAGATCCTGGCCGGCGAGGTGCAAACCCAGCACCTGGTCGCCAACGCCGTGACCGCCGACAAGATCGTGGCGAACTCGATCACCGCGGACAAGATCGCCGTAGGCGCGGTGCAGGCGCAGCACATCAGCAGCGGCCTGCCGGGCGGGAACCTGATCCCGAACAGCGCGCTCGCCGCGACGTTCATCGACTCGGGCGGCGCGTTGCAGGCTGACGGGCACACGTTCGCTGGCGCCAACATCATCACCGGCCTCACGTGCAGCCTGAACCTTGCTGGCGACGCATGGCGCCCGGTCGGCATGAATGCGCTCGCGCTGCGTCAGCTCGGTGACGTTGGGGCGGGCAATCCGGCCGCCTATGCAGACATCGACGGCCCCGTGTGGCCGGTGGTCGCCGGCCAACCCTACGAATTCAGCTTCTACAGCGGGGCGCATCGGTGCAGCGTCACGGGCTATGTCACGTTCCGCAATGCGGCTGGAACGATCATCTGGCAGCAGATGCTGACGACCAACGCCGAAGAGGCTGGCGGTGGTCAGGGGCTCGATGGTTACAAGCGCCTGTTTGTCGTGGCCGTTGCGTCGGCCGGCGCGGTGACCGGACAGCTCAGCTATCGCAAGCTGGCGACAGTCGCCGGGGCCTCGGATTCCTGGCTGTTCGCCACCTGCCCGATGGGCGCCCCTGCGCTGTCGGCTGCACAGTCGGCCCCGTCGCCCTGGGTGCCCACCGGCATCGGCACGCAGATCAGCGGCGGCATCATCAAGACGGGCACGGTGACCGCTGACCGGATCGGCGTGTCGCAGTTGTCGGCGATCAGTGCAAACCTCGGCTCGATCAACGCCGGCTCGCTGAACATCAACAACCGCTTCATCGTGGCTGCCGATGGCTCGACCACGATCCGCAGCGCCACGTCCGGCCAACGCACCGAGCTGGACAACCAGCAGATGCGGGTCTACGACGCGGCCGGCGTGATGCGCGTCCGCCTGGGGATCTGGTGATGCCGTCGGGTCTGCAGTGCTTCGACGCGCAGGGGCGGCTGACGTTCGCGGCCACCGACCGGCTGGCCCGCGTGCTCGGGTACGTCAGCACAGGCGGGCAGTCCGGAACCACGACGCACGACGGCCTGCCCGGCAATCAGCCGTATTTCGCATTCTTCCCCGATTACTCGTCATCCGGTACCCGGTGGCCTGCAATCTCAATCTCTGGCAACACGCTCTCGTGGAGTTACTCAAATGCGTCTGGCAATGTTCCTGGCTTTATTCTGTTTGGCATTTATTAGCGGGTGCGGCGGCGGTGGCGCCGATTATGTGGATAATCCACAACTGGAAAAATCAAGCGAGTACGTGAATATGCCGGCAGGCTTTCAGGTCATCGGAGATCATGGAGTGGTCCAGATCGACGAGAACTACACGAACATGGGTTTGCGACATCGAGGGCAGGCGGCATTGACTGGCCTGTCCGACCTGGTCGTGACCGACGTGGACACGCCGCTGCTGTGCATCAAGTCGCCGAACATGGCCGTGATGCTGGTCGGCGCCACGCGCTCCGGCAACACCATCACGTACCGGCTCGCCAGTGCGGCCGGGACCATCGACTGGTACGTGTTCGACAAGATGCGCGCACCGCCGGCCGGGTCGTCTGGCTCAGGTCTGCAGGTCTACACCAGCGCGGGCGTGCTGGCGTTCGACTCGACGAACCCGCCCATGCGCATCGTCGGCATCACCGACCTCCCGAACGCACAACAAGGCGTTTACCCGCCGCCGCCTGGGTCGATCACCGCCCCGGCCGGTGACTATGCAGCGTGCCTGTCGTTCTCGCGGGTCCGGGCGACCTACGGCAATTCGCCGGACGTGATGTTGGGCGACGGTGTGCGCACCAGCGCAACCGGAGCGAGCACGGAAATGATCGTGTTCAAGCAGATTCCTCCATACGCAATCCCCGGCGATTATTTACAGCCCGCTGGCGGGAAACTGTTCCTGGTCGATGTGACCAATCTCTGAAGCCACCGAAGGAAGAATCATGGCCCTGAAAATCGCAATTGAAGACCCGGCAACTGGTGCCGCCATCAATTACCACCGCATCACCGCGCTGACGATTGATTTGATTTCCTTGGTCACTGTCGCGGTGATTCGTGGATATATCAGCGAGGCGGCGCGCCGTTCCGGCAAGAACCACCTGACGCTCGATCAGGTGCAGATCCCCGGCGTGCCGCCTGCGGGCGAGAACGCGCTGGCCTGGGCGTACAGCCGCCTCAGTGCCGAGGTGGCCGCACCAGTCGGCGACGGTCCGCACTTGGTCCAGCCTGCCGTGCCCGTGGCCTGGGTCGGCGCCGAGGTCGTGTGATGGCTGATGCCGTCACCGCGATGTGCGCGAGCGCAGCCGCTGCGGCGGCGAACGCCTGTGGCTTGCCCACGGATGCCTCGATCCTTGCGGCGCTGGGTGGCGCGGCCGTGTCGGTCTGGCTGCAGCACGGTGAAGAAGCCGAGCTGGTGCCGCGCTGGCTCACGCGGGCCGTCATGCACGGCGGGATGGCGGCCGGGGTCGGGCTGTCCGCCGGCCCGGCCGTGCCGCTGCTGTGGCCGACGCTGCAGCTCCTGCCGGCCTGGGTGCCGGTGTTCGTCTCGTCGCTCGCTGCGCACTGGCTTGTTGCGCTGGCCGGGCGCACCCTGGGCCGCCTGGGCGGCTCGCCACCGGCCGACGGGAGCGGGAAATGAATGCTGCATCCAACGCCTTGGGCCTGATCGCCGCACTGATCTGGTTCGGGCTCGGTCTGTACGTGCTGTGCCGGGCGCGGAGCTTCGAGCTGTCGTTGCGCGCACTGTTCGGCCTGGCCTTGGTTGGCGCCGCCGGCCTTGTGCTGGAAGTGGTGCGCGGCGGGCTGGTCGGCTGGTTCGGCGGGCTGGTGCTGCTGGCGCAGGCGCTGGTGACGTGGTTCGCGATTGCCACGCGCACAGGGCGCCGATCGGTCGGACTGTCGGGCTGGGGGATCACCGGCCCGACGCAACTTGAAGAGAAGGAACAGGACCATGCCTGAACACATCCTCGGTCTGCTGTGGTCTGCCGCTGTGTGGCTGCTGCTCGCCGCCTGCGCGACCGCATCCAGTGGCTGCACCTCGCTGACTGTTGCCGACCTCGCGGGCCGCGCCCTGGCTGGCTGCGCTGCGGAGTCGATCAAGCTGCGCGGCGGGGCGCTCTACGAATCGCCGGACCTGCACATCAACTGCCGGCCGCTGCCGGTGCCGGAGTATCGCCATGCTCACCCCTGATCTACTGCGTGCCGTCGGCGCGCGCCAGCCTGCCGCCACCACCTGGGCGCCGCATCTGGCCGCTGCCGCGCCGCACGCCGACATCACCACGCCGCTGCGCGTTGCCGCTTGGGTCGCGCAGATCGCGCACGAGTCCGATTGCCTCATCCACGTCTCCGAGTTATGGGGACCGACCAAGGTGCAGCTCCGGTACGAAGGGCGCGCCGACCTAGGCAACGTGCAAGCCGGTGATGGCCGGCGGTACCTCGGGCGCGGCCCCATCCAGGTGACGGGCCGGGCGAACTACCGGATGGTCCGGGACGAGATGCGCCGCGTCGGCATTGACTGCCCAGACTTCGAGGCGAACCCGCTCACCCTTGAGTCCCCGCAGTGGGGGTCGATGGCCGCGGCATTCTGGTGGAAGCGCAACAAGGTCAACGCCCACGCCGACCGCCGCGACATCGCGGCCGTGTCGAGCCTGGTCAACCGCGGGCGCGTCGGCCTGCCCGCACTTGGCGCTGTCAAGCGCGCAACACTTTTCGCGGCCGCGTGCCGCTTCATGGGGGTCTGATGAAACTGTTCAAGATGGAGCGCCCGAAGTCGGGCATGCAGGTCGGCGTGCTGCGCCCGAGCGGGGATGTCGCCGTGCTGTGGCCGGGCGAGACGATGCCGAACGTGTGGCCCCGCGAGCTGGCGCTGGCGATCTTCCACGAGGTCGGTCGCAACCTCGACGTGTGCGACCCGAAGCGCCCGCCGGATATGGCGTTGCCTGAATTGCTACCTCAACAGTCGCAAAGCGACTAAACAGGCAGCAAAAACAATAACCTAAGTTGTTGATTCTATTGAAGAAGCCCAAGATTGTGATACAGGGACTCAAGTAGTAGGATCAACAGCTTAGAAGGTATCCACAAGGTACCGCCGCAGACGAAGTTTTGCTTCCTCAGAGGTGGCTGTAGCTCAGTTGGTAGAGCCCCGGATTGTGATTCCGGTGGTCGTGGGTTCGAGTCCCATCAGCCACCCCACCTCATCATGCAAAAGGCCCGCTTCGTGCGGGCCTTTGTGCTTTCTGGTGCCCCTTGTGGGGCTGAATCTGCCTACTCGGCAGTGAACACCGGCGAAGAGCTGTCCGCGCTGCTGGTCGATTTCTAAGCTGCCTACTCGACAGTGAACTAGACGCTCAACGGCGCGTGATCGCAGGCGGGCGGTAGTCGTCTGGCACGCGGCCATCCTTCAGCACCACCCGCGCCGACCGGCCTTCGCCCAGCGCGTTGCCGTAGCTCCAGACCAGCACGGTCGCGTTGCCGCTGGCGCTGATCGCGGTGGGCTTGCTGCCCATGGCCTTGATGACCTGGGCTTCGTTCATGCCCGGCGTGATGCGCTCCATCGAAGCGAACTCGAAGTGACTACCGACGGCGCAGGCGGAAAGGGTGAGCGCGGCGGCGGCGCTGGCGATGTGGCGGAACAGGTTCATGGCTCTGAATGGAAAAATGGAACCGCGATTCTGCCCGGTCATGGGCAACAGGCCGCACCGCAGTTCGGCGCGCTGCTGACGATGGCGGGGCAGAAAACGGGCTCTGCTCGGTCGTCCTGAGCGCCTCCGCAGCCGTGAAGCAGCGCCAGCGCCAGAACAGCCGTCATCGTCACGCGGCGCATGACTGCCTCCTGGCGACCAGTGCAAGGCCGTAGTCGGTCGGAGCGGCCGTCAACCAGCCGACAGGGCGGCCAGATGCGTCCTCGCCGTCACGCTCCCACATCGGGTCATCGGCGATCAGCATGTTGCAATGAAGCATCCGAGCGGTGTCCTGATCGGTCTTGATCTGGGCGCCGGCGCAGACGGCCGACAGCACCTCGAAATGCTTCCTGGTGATGATCCTTGGCATCACACCACCTCACGCCAGCGGCGTCACCTTGATGACCTTGCGCCGGTCGTACACCTTGCGCATCGTGGCCTCGTTGCTGTGCGTGTTCGGCGACTCGCCGCGCTCCAGCATCTCGGACACGTAGAGCGAGCGCAGATCGTGGGCACGGAACCGCTCGCCGTGCTTCTTCTCGTAGACCCGGATCAGCCGGTTCCAGTTCGACTTGAAGCCGCTGTCGGTGTACGGGCGACCGAAACGCGACGGGAACAGCCACCCCTCGGCCGACTGTTCTGGGCGCAGCTTCTTCGACCGCTCCACCATCTCGCGCAGCAGGGGCGACCACTCGATCAGGTAGTGGCGCTCACCGTGGCGGGCCGTCTTGTGGTCGGCAGCCAGGATGCCCTCGGCCGTCAGGTTCTCGGCCTGCAGCTCCAGGATCTCGCCACGCCGCCGGCCGGTGAGGGCGACCATCAGCCCGATCAGCGCCACCATCAGGTAACCGCCCCCCATCTCTTCGGCTACCTGCATCAGGCTGTTCACCTCGGCGATCGACACCGGGCGTTTGCGCGGGTGCTCGCGGTTGCGGCGCACGCCGCGGCACGGGTTCGACTCGACCAGCCCGAGCGCCATGCCGTGATTGAACGCGGCCATCAGCGCTGCGAAGTCGCGGTTGGCGGCCACGGAGCGGGTTTCGCGGCCCTTGAACAGGTACTGCGCGGCGTGCGTGCTCTTGAACTGCTTCAGCTTCATCTCGCCGAACTCGGGGATCATCCGGTTCTCCAGCGACTGGCGGTAGTTGTCCAGGGTGCGCGGGTTCAGGGCGTCCCGCGCCCCAGCCTCGACGAGGCCAGACTGGTAGCGCAAGAAGGCGATGCAGAGCTGACGCACGGTGGCTGTCTTCGGATTCAGCTCACTCGGCTCGGTCATTCTCGGCCTCGATCCAGTGACCGCCGAACAGGCGATCAGGCTTCGTCTTCGCGGAAACCTTGGCGCTCAGCGACCAGCGCGAAAAACGAATGCGCAGACCCGCGAAGACGGCGTGATCCCTACCGGCCTTGATGCCCTCGCCGGCCTTGATGCCATCGCCGGCCTTGATGCCATCGCCGGCCTCGATGCCCTCGCCGGCCTTGATGCCCCAGCCGGCCTTGATGCCCTCGCCGGCCTTGATGCCCAAGCCGGCCTCGATGCCCCAGCCGGCCTTGATGCCATCGCCGGCCTCGATGCCCCAGCCGGCCTTGATGCCATCGCCGGCCTCGATGCCCCAGCCGGCCTTGATGCCCTCGCCGGCCTTGATGCCCCAGCCGGCCTTGATGCCCTCGCCGGCCTTGATGCCCTCGCCGGCCTTGATGCCCTCGCCGGCCATCAGCAGGCCCGTCAGCACTGCGCCCTTGGCGATCACCAAGCTCCCAGCGACGAACAGGTGCTTCATCTCGGCAACGCACTCGACTTCCAGCACCGCGTCCTTGTCTGCGCCGACCTTGGTCAGCAGCCACGAGGCGTCAGCCGGGCGGTCGTCTTCTGCCAGCGCGTTCAGCACCACCTGGTATTCGGCGGCACCGTCAGCGAACCGACGCAGAAACCAGCCGTAGCCATCGGTGCATGCGCCCAGCTCGCGCAGCAGCTCTTTCGTGATCATCTTCATGTGTTGTCTCCAGCTCAGCGAACGGTCAGTCGGAAGCCCAGCGGCGCCAGCTTGGCGCCGGGCACGGCCCGGCCAGCCTTCAGGGCGTCGAGGATTGGCTTCTTGGCAGGCAGCATCGAGAACACGGCGTGTTCGCTAGGGATGCCGCCGATGGTGATGTCCAGGCGGGTGCCGGCCTCGTCGCACTTCTGCACCACCACATCCACCTCGGGATCGTTCAGGTCGAACTTCGCCGTCTTGTTGAGGAGGTCGGTCGGCAGCGCGTCGGCGTCGATCACCTCCACGCTGGGCGGCATCTTGGCGAGGTTCAGATTGAACTCGGGGGCGCGCAGCGGAAGCGCCAGCCCGCTGTTCATCAGGCCGATCTGGGCGTACATGCGCAGGCTCTCGGCGCGGCGCTCCAGCACTTCGGCGGCTTCGGTCATGCGCTTGGCGTGCGCGTTCTTCGCTGCAGCGTCGGATTCGAGCTGCAGCGCGAAGGCGACGATGGCGCGGATCTTGTCCGTCACGTCACCCTGCATCGACTCCATCGTGTCCATGACCACTTCGACCGGAAGATCCAGGTCGGACAGTCGGTTGAGGTCAGCCTGGTACTGGCCGATGATCTCGAAGAGGTTGGGGCGTTCGTTGCTCATGGGGTTCTCCTGGGCGCCCTGGTCGGGCGCCGTCGTGGGTTGTTGTCCGTCAGAACCAGTCAGCGCCAGCAGGCTCTTCTTGATCGGCGCCCGGCTCGTAGCCGCCGCCTGTGCCCCCACCGTGGCCCGCATTGGCGCGGCGCTTCTTCAGCGGCTTGTCGCGCAGCGCCTCCACCATTTCGGTCAGTGCTGCGGCCGGCTTCTTCTCCAGGATCTCGCGGGGGGTCTGGTTCGTCCCGGCATCGAACGTGGCGACGATGACCATCTTCCAGCCGGTTCCGCCGTCGCCGCCCGTCTTGGCGTACTCCTCGGCGATCAGCAGCAGGCCGATCTTCTTGCCCATGAGCGACGGGTACAGCGTGGCCTGGGTCATCTCCTCGCGGCCGGCAGCCCGGTTCCACTTCATGACCTTGCCGGGTGCAGGCTCCAGCGAGCGCAGGCGCAGCGCCGTCATGATCGCGTCGAGCACCTTGCGGCCGTAGGTCTCGCGGCCTTCGCTGTTGACGGTCCAGATCGTCAGGTATTCGGCCGTCTGGCCGGTGTCCGACTTGAACGACAGCTCAATGCCGTGCGTGCCCTGCTCGGACACGACGGCCTCAGCGCGGACGAACTCGCCGACGTAGGCGCCTTTTTCGGTGATGAAGCTGGAGACGCCGACTTGCTTGGCGCCCTCGGCGTTGAGGGTGTAGACGGGCGGGGTCTTGGAAGTGGTAGCCATGTGGTCCTCGGATGGGTGGGTGGGTGTGGTCAGAAGGAAAGCTGTTGGTGCGCGGCAATCGCCAACAGCGCGACAAGGAAGGCGAGAAGGGCATCCAGGGCGAAATCGCGCAGCTCTGGACGCGGAAGGCCACGGCTTCGGCCGGAAACCTTCCAGGCGATCAGCTCGCCGCCCAGCGCACCGAGCGTGACGACGGACGCCGCCAGCAGGGAGGCAATCAGGTAGCCAATCACGCGGACACCCCGATTCCGTAAGCCAAAGCGCGAGCCGACAGGGCCTCGCATTCGGTTTGGAAGATGCCGATATAGCGACCGCCGAATTGGGCAATCCACTTGTCTCCGCGCCGATAGACGCCGCGACCCTGGCGGGTGCGATTGAGTTGGTTTTGTTGCGCAGTCGCGCAGCGCAGATTCGAGATGCGGTTGTCCAGCTTGTTCCGGTTGATGTGGTCAACCAGAGGTGGCACCGTCCCGTGCGTCATGAAGAAGATGACGCGGTGAACGTAATACTGCTTGCTGTCGATGCGGGTCGTCAGATAGCCAGAGCCGTTGACGCTTCCGACCGACGTACCCGTTCGTCTGCTGATGAGTTCGCCGGTTTCCGGTCGGCACTCGTAGAGAGCATTTAGGCGGGCAATGTTCATGCCGCCACCCCGATTCCATAGTAATCGCAAATCGCCGTGTCCACGGCCGCCAGATCGTTCGGGATCAACTGTTCAGCGAACATGCCCATCGGCGACTTCGTGGTGTCGGTGCCGTCGTTCTGGGTGCGGAAGTGATACTGGCCGTCGCGGGCCATCGTGCGCAGAACGATGGTGACCAGCCCTTCCGGGGTGATCTTCTCGTCGAGCAACTTGCCGATGGTCTTCATCTTCGTGCGGCCGAAGTCGTCGCTTGCGGTGTGCGCCAGGATGTAGACGCGCCGGTCGTCGTCCAGACCAGCGGCGGCCATCAGCACGTTCCATGCGTGCCGACCGATCTCCGTGAACTTCTCGAAGCCCTTTTCGTCGCTTCGGCGCATGAACTCGTTTGCGAGCACGTACTGAAAGTCATCGACGATGACGATTTCGCGCTGAATCTTGCGCATGGCGGCTTCGATCAGCGCGGGGTTATCGGTCTGGATGATCGACCCGGTACCCGTCGTTTTTGTGTAGGGCTTCCAGTTCGCGGAACGGAACGGGAGTGGCTTGCGCACCGCCTGAATCAGCAGCGTGCGGGCGGGGTCCAGGTTGCGCAGGGATGTGGACTTCCCTGTTCCTGACTCGCCCAAGATCATGGTTGCAATGGACATGGATTTCGGCTTTCTGCTCTGGTTGGTTGCTGGGGTGAATGAATTGTGTGTCCTTGCGGGTATCTTTGCAACTGTTCAGATAACTATCTGAGACGCACAAAAACTGTTCTGCGCAACAGTCAGAACTCCTCGATCTCCCAGCCGCCGCCGTCCTTCTTGGCCTGCCGGTAGACGGCCAGGAAGCGGAACGGGTACTGGTCGGCGGCGACCTTGATCTTCACGCGGGCATCGTCTTCCCAGATCCCGCCCTTGACCTCGTGCATCTCCAGTTCGCCACCGGCCAGCATCACGGCGAAGTCGGGGCTGTAGAAGGTCAGGTCGGCCAGCCGGAGCTTCACGCCCTCGAAGCGCCACCAGAGCACCCGGCCGGCCAGCTTCTCGGCTTCGAGGCGCGCCGCATAGGCCGCCTCGGTCTTGTTCATCACGCCGGCCTTCAGCCGCCCGAGGGCGAGCCGCCCAGCGCCAGCAGCACCTCGGCCAGTAGGTCGGCCTCCGGCCAGAATCGTCGTGCCCATGCTTTCGTCCCGATGTGGTGGATCCCGTCGGCGCCGCGGTGGTGCAGGTAGCACAGCGGGATCGTGTGGTGGTGTGGTGCGCGCTTCCAGCCTTGGCCGGCGCGGATGTGGTGGACCTCGGCCGGCGTCTCGCCCAGCGCCAGCCGGCGGCAGACGATGCAGCCCAGGCCGGCCACGCGGCCCATGTGGGCGCTCTCCGCGGCCGTGGCGGTCACGCGATGCCCTGTGCCCGGCACCAGTCGCGGTAGCCGGTCATCAGGCGCTGGAAGAGCTGCGCGGCGGTGGGGCTGGTGTCCAGCTCGCGGCGACTGCTGACGCGGCAGAACTGGCGCATGTGGCCGGCCGCCTGTTCCTCGCGCTGCTCGGGGTCGTCCGGCTGGAAGCCCTGCACCTCGGCGACGAACCGCTGGAAGTCGGGCGACTTGCTGATGATGCCGGCGCTCTTCGACAGGCCGGTGCCCCTCGGCAGGCCGAGCGTGGCTGTACTGGCCGGCGCCGCGGCGTCGGTCACCGGCTGCTCGTCGTCGCCGATCTCGACCAGCACGGCCATGAACCGCTGCCCGGCAGTGTTGCCCTTGCGGGTCGTCATGTGCCGGAAGGCGTCCAGTGCCTGCGCGTCCGGTAACCAGAAGGAAACCTTCGCGCCGCTGTGGTGGCTCTCCGTCCACGAAGCCAGCATCAACTCGCCCTGAAACGCGGTGCGCACGCTCACAGCGCGCCCGCCGCCAGGAGTTGCCCCAACGTGACGCCGGCCAGCACCAGCGCGGCGACCGCTACCACCCCAGCGCCGCCGAACAGCAGCCACAGCGCCACGCGGTCGGCGAGGTTGTCGCGCTCGTACCCGATGGGCAGGACCGGGAGCGACACCCCCAGCAGCACCCCCAGCACGGCCAAGACACAGCCGAGAAGCTGCAGGTGCAGCATCGTTTGGATCAGTTCGATTCCGTTCATTTCCAGCCTTTCGTAGGGTCTGTGCCCCGTGTTTGTTCAAGCTGCTCGCCAGACCTTGATCAGACGAGCGTGTGACGCTGGGCGCGTCGTGTTCCGGACCTCGCCCGTGAAGACCACCAGCCCAGCCTTGCGGGCCACCTTGGGCACCGAGCCCCAGGCGTTGACGGACTTGGGCGCCGGAACCTTCTCGGCCTCGCAGTGGTTGCGGAACTGCTCGAAGGTGAAGTCGGCGCCATTCACCTTGACCAGGAAGGCCGGCAGGCGGGCCAGCACCAGCGCCAGCCAATCAGGGCCGGCGCTCTGCAGCGCGGCGAGCTGCCCGCGCTCCTTGCGCTGCCGGGCCGCGCTGCGCATGACAGCGGGACGCCCGACCGGCGGCAGATCAGCGAACAGGTCGCCGGTCATGCCGCGCCGCCTTTCATGCGCTCGACCGCTTGGCGCAGCCGCTGGACGATCAGGGGGTTCGGCTTGGTGCCGCGCCGAGGGGCCGGCAAGGCCGGTAGAACGGCCGGCAAGGGCTTCCATTCGCCTTTGGCTACCTCTGCGGCCAGCAGGCGCTCCCAGCGTGCCCTGACGCCCGGCGTGTAGCCGCTATGGCGCAGGTCATAGCCCCCGAACTCCACGGCTGCCCAGAAGATCGCAGGATGCCGCCACTGCGGGTTCTGGCCGGCGTCGCGCAGCGCCATGTTCCGGGCCGCCTCGGTGAAGGCGTCGGCGGCATCGATGGGTGGACGGCACAGCGCCAGGAACTCGGGCAGCGTGGGCGGGAACCGGCAGGTGTTCAGCGCCGCCATGCCGCGCTCGACCTCGCTGACGGTGTAGCCGCCCAGGCCGGCCGCCCACTCGTCGATCAACACGTCTTGAGGGACAGCGCCGAAGCGGTCCATGAACTGCGTGCCGTACCGGGCCGTGAGGCGCTGCAGCAGGCCGGTCACAGCCTCGCGGCTGGCCGAGCGGTTACCGCCGGCTCTCGGCGGGGACAACATCAACGACATCGAGGTCTCCTTTGGTGGGGGTGGCGGGTGCGCCGAACAGCCAGTCCGCCATGTGGTCGCGCCGCGCCTGCTTCGGGGTGCTGGCGCCCACGACGCGCAGGCCGGGCTTCTGGCGGTGCTGTCGTGCCGCTTCCGCTGCCCGGTTCATCCAGCCGTTGATGAAGCGGCCGAAGTCGCTGCGCGGCCGGCGGGTCAGGTTGGTGCTGCACCAGACCTGCGCACGGGACAGCTCGGCGTCCAGGTTGATGTCTTGACCGTAGGCGGCTTCGAGGTGCTCGCGGATCTCGGCAGGGACTTGGAACACGCCGGTGTTCGGGTCGAAAGTGATCCGAACTTTTTTCTCGCGCACGCTCTCCTTCTTCTCTTCAGTCCTTGCTTTCTCTTCAATACTTACTTGTGTCGTTTCAGCCGTGAGCGGCTCAGCCGTGCGCGGTGCCGCTACCGGCTCAGCCGTGCGCGGTGCTGGCTGGCTGGCTGGCTGGCTGGCTGGCTGGCTGGCTGGCTGGCTGGCTGGCTGGCTGGGCGCGGCCGGAACCTCCGCGATGAGGTAGGTCATCTCTCCGACCGTGCCATCGGCCTTTCTGGCTTGCTGGCGGGTGC